CCACCGTGACCATCACTTTTGAGTCCAAGTTTTCTTGCCTGTGATGATGCCTGTGATTCCGTTGCTTCAGATAGAAATTGGAAAAACTTCTTCATATTGTGTTTTGATATACTTTTATTTATTATTTTTACTTAACCACCACATTTCAAATAAGTGCTACTAACCATAAAAGCAGTGGCTTTTGAATCATTAAAGATAATCATACCTTTTGATCCAGCATAAGATATTATTGATTTAATTATATTTTCTTTAATATCTTCTCTTATTTGTTTTTGTTCCGTGTCTAATAAAAATCCAACCTCATAAGATTGAACTTTATGCTTTAAATATTTTGCAGCATCAAAAACACCGGTTTTCTTTTTTAACATTTTATTAACTTCATTTATAACAGAAACGGATTCATGTCTGTTTTTAGATAACCACTGAATATATTCAGCCCATTTATTCATATCAACAGCAAGTTGAGTTGGATTTTTTACATAACTATTAAAAATATTCCAGTCTGTAAAATTGTGAATAGAACTTTTATTCAAAGACTTAAACATTGATCTTTTTTTAGCATTCATTGCAGAAAAAGATGCTCTACCTTTACTCAATTTTGTTATAAGTGAAATAACCGGCAAAGTAATTTTTCCATGAGCAGCAGAACTTCCTTTTTTTGAAAGTTGTACTTGAATATCTGCTATTTTTCTACTACTTTCAAATCCTCGTATATCCAAATACTGACCCCTTTCCCCAGAAACTTCAAACTCCACTATACACTTTTGATTTGAGTCACTATAAAGAACTTTGGTAATATCAACTTTCATATTAAGAGCTTTTTTTATTCCACCAGTATCTTTATGATCCATTTCTACAATCTTAACTGATTTGGATGTTGCTTTTTTTAAAGAAATTCCTATACATTCTTTTTTTTCAAATAGATCCTGTATTAACTTATTATATTCATACATTTCATCAAGATCTTCCATAACATGAATTAATTTTCCTTCCTTATCGGATAAGTTCATTTTTTTATTTTGATCCCTAACTTCTTTAGATTCTTTTGATACTTTTGAAGCATCAAAGTTCTCCAAGAGACTTAATGTAGTTGAAGCTTTACTCGATTTAATTGCTATAATATCTGCAGGATTCCATTTATCCTCACTCATTCCAACCACACTATACATTTTCTTTAAAACAGAACTACTAGCATTTTTTCTAATTTTATTTCTTATCCTATTATAAGTTCCCTTAAATCCAGGAACAAAATCTTGTCTATAAAAATTATAATTATCAGAAGAACAATACTTTGGATAGGCAGCATTAGCAATCCATACGGAAGAGTCTATCCAATCTTGAGCATCAGAATTCACCCAAATATTAAAATCTGCTTCCATTTTTGAATACTCAATTATGCAATTATTTTTAACTTTTGGTGGAATAGATCCAAGTCCCTGCATTGCTTGAGCAAGTTCAATAGATTCAAGATCAGATCCCTTGTCCTGCCTTAAAGACATTGCTAAAGCTTGTAAGGATTCTTTATGATCTGTTCTTGGGGTGAAAGCCATTTATACTTAAATACTCTTTCAAGTATTTAGAATAGAGAATAGGAGACTCGAACTCCTGACATCAGCCTTGCAAAGACCGCGCTCTACCAAGTGTGTATTTTATAAATCTCCTTTGACCCGATTTTCACTTCGGAACACATCAAAAGTTCCTTCTGGGTATCTTGCCGAAAGTTTCTCAAAGTTCATTTGTAAGACTTCCTCAAAGTTAGTATCAAGGGCCATACAGGCTTGTGCGATATACCAACAGATATCACCGAGTTCTCTCTTTAGGTGAAATACATTTTCTTCATTATAAGGTTTTCCCTGAAGAATAATCTTCTTTACAACTTCGGTGAACTCACCTGCCTCGGCACTCATACCAAATGCGGCAGTTATAAGACGAGGAATATCAGCATCATTCTCAACCTCAAGTTCGGTCATACGAGCAAGAAGTGCTGCGAAATCACTACTTGCAGGACTTGTGGTCTCACGAACGAATTCAATATATTTTTTTGTGTCGATGGTTTTTGATTGATTTTCGGTAGTCATACAATAAAAGGTTCTAATTCGGATTGGGGTAGAATTTTTTGTTCGGAAAGTTGTAAATCATCTGCTAGTTTTATACAAGAGACATTTACAGTTTCTGGATTAATATTTTTAATTTGACGATATGTTCTGTTTTCTCCAAGTTCGACCAGCATTATAGCATCTTTTATACTTGCACAATCAGAAATTTTTTTACCATTTTTATCAAATACAGAATAATAATTCAAAACTTAAATCCCTCAAATGATTTTTTAGGTTTTCTTTGTTCTTCATCATTATACTCATCTTCTTTACCAGAGTCAAGTATATCTTTTTGAGCATCTTGCTCTACATCATAAAGTCTCATTTTGGCACGATCAATACCAACAACAAATCTTTTATTGACTGTTGGATCATTATATCGGTTCTTAAGTTGCTTGACTAATATCTGTCCAAGATTCTCAAGTTCTTCTGTGCTAATAAGGGCAAACATCAGATCGGCAGTTGCAGGAAGACCAAAGGATTCTGAAGTATCGGTTAGTTCTACATCAGAAGAACCAAAACCACTTCTTGTAGTCTGTGTCGCAGAAACAATCGGTACATTAAACTCCACAGCAAGTCCACGAAGTTCTTCTGCGATTGACTTTACAAGTGTATAAGAGTTGATGTTACTACCACCTTTAAATCTTGATGAAGAACAAATATTCAAATAGTCAATAAAGATAATATGAGGTCTGAATGATTTCTTAAGTGCCAACTCATTTAGAAGTGCCTTAAAGTGTCCCGAATGTGCAGATGCAGTTGGATACTCCTTAATGATAAATGTACCCTGTGTTTTCTTCGTAAGACTATTCACCTTTGTCTCAAACATTTGTTTGGGCAACTCATTAAGTTGTTGAATAGGAATGTTCAGAAGGTTTGCATCAATTCTTTCAGCAATACGTTCCTCTGCCATTTCAAGAGTGATGTAGAGAACATTCCTGCCTTGTAATAAGACGGAAGCAGCCACATGACACATAAAGAGACTTTTTCCAACACCTGTACCAGCAAGAGCGATATTGAGAGTCTTATTAGGAAGACCACCTTTTGTAATTTTGTTAAAAAATTCCAGGTCGAATTCAATTTTTTCCTCCTTTCGGTGATAAGATTCATATCTTTTCTCATAATCTAACAGATAATCGTGTCCGATGTTTGGATCAAAAGATACAGCAAGAGCATCAGAAAGAATTGATGGAATACTATCACGATTTTTCTTTTCATCCTTACCATCTGCAATATGTATGGATTCCATCAGAGCAATATATATCGCACGATCACGACACCACTTTTCGGTTGTGTTGACTAACCAATCAATCTCTGTAGGATCATCATCAAGATTCTCAATCAAATTTGAAATTTGCTTGAAACTATCCTCATTAATATCTTTACGATTTTCAACTTCAATAGAAAGAATTTCCTTTGTTGCAAGTTGATTATATTTTTGAACGAAGTTTAGAATCTCTTCAAATATAACTTTTTGACTTGTATCCTCAAAATATTCTGCCTTAATAAAGGGAAGGACTTTTCTTGTAAACTGTTCATTATGTAAAAAGTTTCTTAAAATCAAAAACTCAATCTTGTCCATCACTTACTTTATGCTGTGGGTTGTTTGGAGAATGTAAAATATCAAATACAAATGTTATTCTGACTTCATCTGCGATATTAACTGTTCCGTGTGGTAATTTATTATTAAACCAAAAAAGTGTTCCTGGGTCAACTATAACAGTTTCGTTTCCAACAAAGTATTGATATCTTCCCGATATTGATAAATGATAACGATCTCTTGTAAGATAGTAAGTTCCTTCATCAATATGTGCTCCGACAATCTCATCAATCGGAAGAGAAAGAAATCCACACCGATGAATTTCTTGACCACCAAATTCTTTTTTTAGAATCTTTCGTATTTCACTATGATGTTGATATGCAGGAGTCTTGGTGCAAATTTCAGAATCTCCAACAAGTTGCCCTGGTTTTTCAATACCACCCATTATCAATTGAAGAACATCAACACTTGTAGTATGAGTATGTGGATCTTTGAGTTCTACATTCTCAAGTTTTTGTTGTGATCCCCAATCTTCTGAATATTTCTTAAGTTGCTTAATTACCTTTGATACATCTATTTTATCATTTATAATCTTGATGCATTTACCCATAACTAAACTCTTTCTGTGCAGTTTCGTCAAGTGCCTGCATTACTTCGGCAGTAAAATATTTTTCTGGATCTTTAAAGATTTCTTTGGCATAAAGTTTTTTACCGTTAATCTCATAACGCCCTGCTACATTTTTCCAAAGTCCACCAAGTTCACCAAGCTCAAGAAGACCGTAGTACTTATCAAGGCCGCGCTCATCATAAAATAAACGAATTTCGACAACTTTATTCTCCTTGCTTAAACGTGACTTAGCAGTCTTTGCTTTGATAATGTTTCCAACGATATCCGTTCCATCCTTTTCTTTTTTCTTACTGAGATATACGATAGTAGAACTGGCATACTTAAGACCAGAACCACCTCCCATTTCTTTAGTAGGAACATATGCGCCGATAACATCGTAGGTATGATTGGTTACAATCATTGGTATTTTTGCTTGACCAAGTTTGAGTGTCAACATTCTGAATGCACCCTTTACAAGTTGAGATTTGGTCATATCTCTGACTTGTTTTTCGTTCAGGGCATCAGTAATTTCTTTATCAGTCGAGAGCATTCCCAAAGAATCTAAAACAAACATACAAGGTTTGCGTTCATCTACAGGTGCCTTCAAATATATATCAACTGCTTTGAGTGCCTTGTTTCTAAAGTCCTCAATCGTTACAACTCTTACAACTACAAGTCGGGTAGTATCAACTCCACGACTTTCTAAAAGTGATTTACTGATTGCTGCTTCAGTATCAAAATACAAACAGTATCCATCAGGATGACTATCAAGAAAATTCTTAACGACTGCCAAACTGAAGAA